AAAGCAAATGAAAAATTAAACAATAGCATGGAAATTACAAAAATTCGTGCTGAAGCTGCTAGAAAATCGTTTAATGCTTATCTTAATTCTTTAAAGCCAGAAGCATTAAATAATTATGCTACTGAAATAAATGAAGTACAAAATGCTTTTTTAAAAGCACAAGAAACTGGTGATAAAGTTGATTATAGCAAAGCTACTGCTTCTTTGAATAGATTTAAAGCTGAAATGAAAGAAGTTGGAATGGAGACTTCTAGTTTTAGTCAAATATTAAAAGAAAATATTTCAGCTTTCTTACAATGGTACACAATAGGTAATTTGACATCGAGAGTAGCGAGAAATTTTAGACAAGCTATTAATACTATTAAAGAAGTGGATACTTTTCTTACAGAAATTTCAAAAACCAGTGAAATAAGTGCTGAAAATTTGATGAAACTTGGTATTGAGGCATTTGATTATGCTAATAAATATGGCGTTTCAGTACAGGCTTATCTAGCTGGTGTGCAAGAAATGAGTCGTGCAGGATACGATGAATCAGTAGCAAAAGGCTTAGCAGAGTTATCTATTCTTGCACAGGCGGCTGGTGATATGACCGCTGAATTAGCTAATGAATACCTCATTGCAACCAATGCTGCTTATAAATTTAATGGTGATGTTAATAAATTAAATGCAGTACTCGATTCCCAAAATCAAGTATCAAATCGTAATGCAATTACTTTAAGTAAGTTGGCAGAGGCTACAAAAATTGTTGGTTCACAAGCAGCGGCATCAGGTGTTGATATAGATGAATTAACAGCAGCGATTACAACAATGGGGGTTGTAACTCAATCTGAAGGAAGTGTATTGGGTAGAGCGTTCAAGGGAATTTTAATGAATCTTCAACAGGTTAAAGGAGAATTAGATAATGGAGAAATAATTGATGAAGATTCTTTTAGTAAAGTTGAAAAAGCTGCTAATGCATTAGGTGTTGAACTTAAAGAAATACGTAATGGTGTTCTATCTTTGCGTGATCCTATGCAAATATTGAGAGAACTTGCAGAGATTTATAGTTCATTATCTGAAGGCGATGTACGTAAAGCTAACTTACTTAGTGCATTGGGTGGTAAGTATCGCAGTAATGAATTAAATGCCCTATTAAGCAATTGGTCGCTTTATGAAAAAGTTTTAAATGATTATCAAAATGCTACTGGAAGTGCAGCTGAAGAAGCGAAAAAAACAGCTGATTCTATAGAAGGTAGATTAAACAAATTAACAAATACCTGGAATCAGACAGTTGCTAAAATAATAGATTCTGATATTTTGAAATTTTTTATAAGTGCTGGTACTGGTGCTATTGAACTTGTAGATGATTTAAATATTTTACAAACAGCGTTAATTGGTTTAGGTGGACTTGCGATCTTTAAAGGTAGTTCTGCATTTTTAGATTGGATTAATAATTCTACAAGTTCTGTAATTGCTCTAGGAAATGCAATAAATTCTATAAAAACTACCGATATAACAAAAGATACTACTGCTCTAGCTAATGCTTTATCAGGATTAACATCTAAACAGATGGAAACGGTTTTAACATCAAAAGCATTAGAAAATGCGGTAAAAGGCTTAAATCAAGAGCAAATAGAACAAATATTGCTAACTGCACAATTGCCACCTGAACTAGCTAAAGCAACAGCAGCAACTATTGCTAATACTGTAGCCACAAATACAGCTACTGGTGCGACATTATCATTTAAGGCTGCTTGGACTGGTTTAACAGCTGCTATTAAAGCAAATCCAATTGGTTTTGCAATTGGTTTATTAACAACAGCGTATTCGGCTTTTTCATTAATTTCAAACAAATTAAAACAAAATAAAGATGAAATTCTTGCGACTACAAGACAAGTTGTTAGTGAATCTAAACAAGAAAATGAAGCTATAGAAAGTCAAATTCAGAAATATAAAGAATTACATAAACAACTTAACAATAGTAATTTGTCTACTTCTGAAGCCAAAAGTATAAAAGATCAATTATATAGCATTCAACAAAATTTAATTAAATCTTATCAATTAGAAGCAGAAGGATTAGATTTAGTAAATGGTAAATATCAAGAACAAGTTAATATTTTAAACAATTTATCTAAACAAAGAGCTGAAGATTTTATAACAAAGAATTTAGATACATTTAATGAAGCAAAAAAAGAATTAGAAAAAGAAAGAACTTATACTATATTTACACCTAGTCCATTTGGAATTGATTTAAGATTAAAAGATTTTATAGAAAATTATAATAATGAATATGTAAAACTTATTAAAAATACATATACTGGTGGCGGTCGTTCTGCAATTGAATACGGAATAAAAGTAGTTGCTAATGTTGAAGAAGCAGAAAAGACGTTAAAACAATTATATTTAGATATTGAACAATTTGGAAAAGACAATAATATTGATGTTACAAAAATACTTGAAAACATATCAGAGCAATCAAGAAATATTTGGACTGACGAATTAAATACATATAAAAGTTTGTACAATGAATATACTAAACAACAAATCATTTATCATGATACTTTAGGAACTCTCTATTCACAAGCCATAGATGCAATTGAACAATACGATAATGCTATAAAGTCTGGTAAAGGTATAAATGAAGCTGTAGAGAATATAAAGTTATTACAAACTGTAATAAAAGAAAATATTCATTTAATCGATGGTTCAGAAAAAGTTTTTGATGATTTATTTAAAAATATTTCTCTTGACTCATTACAAATATCAGAAGATTTAAATAATTTTGGGCAAACATTACTTCGTATATTAAATATCAATAAAGAAGTTCTTGATGATTACCAAGAATCCCTCAAAAAGATTCAAAACGCATTAAAATCTGAAGATTTATCTTCATCCGAAATAGTCAATCTAATGCAAGAATTCACCGATTTTGATTGGGAATCTTATGGCATTACTGGCGAAAAAGGCGTAGGTAATCTTACTACTGCCCTAAATGCATTAGCAACTCAATTAAAAAATAACATTATTGAAACACAAGGTTATAATCGTGCATTAGAAGCAATGTACGAAGAAGCGATTACTGCTTCTATCGGTATAAAAGACCTTTCATTAGTAGAAGATTCTGCAAATAGAAAAACTAAATTATCTAGCGAACAAGTAGCATATTTAACAGAAAAGTATTCTGGCTTAACTAAATATCTTGTTAAGGTTAAAGATGGTTGGTATTTAGAACAAGAAGCTATTACTACTGTTCAAAGTGTAATTGAAAATCTAAAAACAGCATATGTAAACGCTCAAAAGGAAATGACTGCAATTGTTGAAACTGAAGCATATAAAAGGTTGTCATCTCATGGTATTGTTGCAGCAGCTATGCAGTCAGAATATGAATTTTATCAAGTATTAGCTTCAACTCCTGTGGATTTTGCATGGGAGGATGTAAAAGAAGTATCAAGAATATTTGATTTACAAAAGCAATTTAAAGATATCTTTTCTACCCCACCTGAAACAAAGACAGGATCAGGGTATGATGATTTTTCTAATTCGATTGATTGGGCAACACAATCAATTCAAAATCTTCAAAATGCAGTAAACGAAGCACAAGATAAACTTTCAAATACAATTGGATATGATAAACAAACTAAGGCTGTAAATAACCTAATATCTGCACAAGAAAAACTTAAAAAAGGCTATCAGTCAGCAGCCGATTCATATAAGAAGCAATATGACAGTATCACTGGTATTAGTAATTATAAAAAGTTAATTGAAAGTGGTACTACCTTTTATGTTACTGATTTTACAGATAAAGACTTATATGAAAAGGTAAAGAAAGCACAAGAATTATGGAATAATTATCGTTCTTCATTAGAAAAAGTTAGAGATACAGAACAAAGTATAGTTGATATAAACAAAAAGCTTCTTAATGATAGAATAAAAACTGATTTTGATAAATTAGAACAGGAATTCAGTAGACAAAACATTACAGAAAAAGAATACTACGAAAAACGTTGGAAACTTGCCAAAAAATATTACGAAAAGAATGAAGATTATCTTGACGAATGGCAAGATGAAATAGAAAAGCATTATGAATATGTATTAAAATATCAGACAAAAACTGTAGATGCTGCTATCGCTGTTTTAGAGAATAAGAAGTCTGATATTCAGAATGCCATTTCAGAACGTGAGGCGCAAGGCAAAGAGGCAACTGAAAAGCAGAATCAAAAATTAATAGATACAAACAAACAATTAATTGAACAATATAATATATTAATTGCACAGGCAAAAGAAGAATTATCTACTTTAAAAAAGGGTACAGAAGCTTATGCTGAAAAAGATAGTGAATTACAAAAACTTGAAAACGCACGCAGTCAATTAATTCAAGAAAACTATCAAATTGAACAAGAAGCTTTAAAGAAAATAGAAGAAGCCAGAGAAAAATATGCTAATAACTTAGAAAAAACAATAAATAAGACAAATCAATTATTTAAAAAGTCTATTTCTCGATTAGAGAATGATTTGGATTATCTTGATGAAGATAGTTCTGAATATTTTACCAAAATATCCGATATTGTTCGTGTAACAGCTAATCAAGCTGAATATCTTAAAACACAAATCAATCTTTTAACAGATGCTTATAAAGCAGGTAATATCACTAGCGAAAGATATAGTGAATTACTTGAAGAAATACATGATGCGTTAGATGATGTAAGTTATAGCACAAAAGATTTAGAGAAATCAATGGCTAGTGCGTTTAAGGCTAATTATCAAAAAGTTTTGGATGATTTAGCTGATTCATATAAGAAACTTGAAGAAACAATCAATGATAATTACGAAGCTTATGAGAAAATTATTAAAGCAAAAAAAGAAGCCTTGCGTGCAGATAAAGAAGCCAATGACTATGCTAGAGATATTGAAAAACGGAATAAAGAAATACTCAAAATTCAACAAAGAATAGCAGAATTGACATTAGCAGTTAAAACAGGTGACAAGGATGCACGAAAAGAATTGGAAGAACTCCAAGATAAATTAGCCGAAAAACAAGAGGAATTAATAGATAAGCAAAGAGATTACAAAATTGACCAAGAAGAAAAAGCGCTTGATAAGTCATTAGATTTAGCAAAGGACGCAAGAGATAAACAGCTTGATCATGCAAAAACTGTATATGAAACTAAAATGGAACAACTTAAAAATTTGTATGCTGAAGAAGAAAAACTCATTAATAGAATGACACAATATGCTTCTGGTCAATTTGGTAGTTTAATTTCATCTCTTGAAGGTCAAATAAGCAATATCATTAACGAAATAAATTCTCTTACTGGCATAGATGTTTCTGGTGTTGGTAGTGGAATCATTGACCAAATAAGAAATATTCAACCGTATATTAATCGAAGTGTAAATACTACTCCAATTGTGCAAGCGCCAACTACTACTCTACCTACTGTTTCACCTGTAAAAAATGAGCCTCAAAGAGATAGTTTTGGTCTTACTCAAGCCCAAAGAGAACGTATAATGTATTTACTTACTCATGGTGAGGGTAAAGATTATGGTGAAAACGCAAGTCAATTAGCTGCTTACACAAGAGATAAGTTTGGTAAACCAATATCTAAAAAGCAAGCATTAGAAATAGCCCAGATATTCAAAATAGATGGGATAAATTCTGTTGATGATATTACTGCCAATGATTTTAATAAAAATAGAATTTTATCTAAATTAATAGAAGCTGGATTTAAGGATGGTGGACTTATAAAAGCAACAGGTGAGGATGGTATAGCTTTAGTAAAACGTGATGAATTAATTGTAAATCAGGCTGGAACTAAGATTTTTACAAAAGAACTCGCTCCTCTTATGAAGGAATTTACACATGACTTTAATATATTTAAAACTAAATTACCTGATATAACCAAAATTGCAACAAGTAAAAATCTTACACCTGTTACAGTTCATATAGACAGTTTGTTGAAAGATGTAAAAGTGGCTTCTGATTACGATTTGGTTAATGGAGTCAAACAAAATCTTAGAGTTATAACCAACTTAATAACTAAAGAAATGACAAATAAAAAATAATTTAGGCTATCTGGCTGTCAAAGGTCAGATAGCTTTTCTATTGAAAAATGAAAGGTGGTGAACAAAGTGTCCACAATAAATGGGTATAGATTTTCCTATAATGGTAAAAGTTCTGAAGAATATGGGGTGTGGCTTATTTATGGGTTTTCTTCATCTCAACCATTAAATCAATCGAATGATGAAGAAACAAATATAATTACAAACAAAACTAAAGGTTCAGATAAATTTAGACTTATTGGTACTGAATATAACAATCCATTAAAGTTTCAAATAGCAATTTGTAATGAAGATGGTACTTTTATTGATGTATACAAACAGCGTGAATTGAAGAAATGGTTATGTAGGAAAGATGATTATCATTGGTTAATAGTTTATCAAGATGATTTTGATGATATTCGTTATAATTGTATTTTAACTTATTCTGGCGTAGAAAATATCGGTGTAATGAGTGGTGGTATGTATTTTAATGTACAATGTGATTCACCTTTCGCTTATTCAAGTGAAAAATCAAAAATATATACGTGCACAAATACTTTAAATTTTGATTTTTATTACAATAGCGATTTTGAAAAAGCAGACGATATATATCGTCCTACTCTTATAATTACTTCTACTACTAATGGCACGATTGAGATAAAAAATAATACGGTAGGTGAATCGTTAAAATTTACAAACTGTACTAATGGCGAAATAATTACAATATCGGAAGATGGAATACCTACCACTACTGCTAACCGAGTAATTATAGATTATTGGAATTATGGTGATTTTTACTTTATTGATGGTAAAAACTCTATCACGATTTCAGGCAATTGTACTTTAAAGATTGTTTATTATTATAAAATTAGGGTGGGAGGTTGATATTTATGAATTTTAAAGTTTCTTATGATGGCAGAATAAAACGTCCAAAAATAACACTCCATACCCCTAACTTAAACGGTATAGGAATGTTAAGAACATCTGATAAATTAGATTTTGAATTAAATGCTAATAATATCTGCTCTCTTGAGTTTAATATATATAAAACGTTAGATGGAAAAGCAAATCCTTACTATGATTTAATTGATGAAGGAAACTTAATTCAAGCTGAATCTTTAGGTGTATATTGGATAATTGATGTAGAGATTAATGGTGATGGAATTAATGAATACAAAGAAGTCAAATGTAAATCACTTGAATACGAATTAACACGTAGAAAAATATTTGATATTAATGGCGTGTATTATTTATACAGTATAACTAATCCAGAAAAAAGTTTATTGCACGAAATAACAAATCAACTTGGTAATTGGAGTATAGGTCATGTAGATAATGCTCTAATAGGTTTGGCAAGAACATTTAAAATAGATTCGGCTGACGCATATAGTCTTTTAACAGATGATATAAGCAAGAGTTTTGGTGCAATATTTCAATTCGATACATACAATCGTAAGATATCAGCATATACTATTGAGAATTTTGGTAAAAGAGTAAATATCGTTTTAGATTATCGTAATTTGGTTAAAGAAAATATTGTTTCTACTTCACTTGATAAGGTTGTTACTTGCCTTAGAGTAAGAGGCGGTGGTGATCTTGATATTCGCGCTGTTAATCCTACCCTAAGTGATAAGATATACAATTATGGTTTTTTCATGGTTAAAAGGTCAGAAGGTGGCAAAGTTTCTGATGAGTTAGTTGATGCATGGAACGCTTATCAGACAAAATATAATAATCTATCAAGTATTCAGCAAAATAATTTAATTCAATTACAATATTTACAGGAACAATTGCTTAATTTGCAAAACAAATCTCCTTCTACTGATACTAATGACTGGACACAATATGGTTTGGTAGAATTAAAAAGTAAAAAATCATCTTATGATGTTGTATTGTCTGCTTTGTTAAGTAATGGTGCTGGCGATCCATCTAGTAGTCAGTATGCAGAATATAAACAAAATAAAGATATTGCTTCTGCAATTGAAGCTGAAATAAAAGTAAGAGAAAATCAAATAAGAAATGTTCAGTCACAGATTGATAGTTTAAATAATTCTATAATAAATATAGCAAATGATTTGTCTTATGCTAATAATTTTACCCAAGATCAAATTAAAGAATTAATGAATATAACATTTGAAGATGAATATGTAGACGATACATATGTAATTGCTGACACTGATACTGAAGTGGTTAAAATAGAAAAGAAGAAACAGTTATATGAAGAAGCTGATAAAGAATTAATGCGGTTATCACAACCACAATATACTATTGATACAAAATTAAGTAATTTATATATGTTACCTGAATTCAAAAATTATCAAGGAGATTTTTGGTTAGGTAACATTATTACTATAAGAGTCAATAAAGATTATATTGCTACTGCTAGATTATTGTCTATAAAGATTGATTTTGAAAAACTAGAAGATATTAGTGTGGTTTTTGCTAACAGAAATCGTCTTGATGATAGTACGATTGATTTCCAGAAGATACAAGAGCAAGCAAAAAAAGCAAGTACATCCATTAGTATAGGTGGTCAAAAATGGGATGAAGCTGCTAGGTATAGTTATGAATTTAGTAAGTCTATGACTGAATCTTTAAATCTAGCAA